AGATTGCTATGGTTGATGATACTTCACTCACACTCTTTGATGGTGGTTATCAGTCCAATACAACAAAGAGCAGACTCAATGCACTTTGTGATGAATTCTGCATCGCTGGTGAAGGCGTATTTCAAAAGGATTTCGTCTGGTATGTAAGAAAGTTCGTTGGTGCAATCAATGGTAAGAATGTATATAAGAACGAAGATTTCAAAGGTGGTTACGTCTTCGCATGATAAAGTCTCTCACTAAATCACGCTCTCGTTCTGATCTATTACTCATTCACATGAAATTTTTATTGATCGCTATTACTGGATTTTGTCTCTGGTCTAATCCAGACTTTCGTAGATTCGGTGCTGATAGACTTCAAGACGCATCCGATATCATGCGCCCTGAGTATAATGAAATTAAGGTAACATTCTGATGAGACTTGCACTGTCTGCCCTTATTATCTTCGCAGGTGTTAACATCGGTCTAAACTTACATAACACCATGTCTAAATATCAAGACAAGAAAATGAATCAACTCTGCCAGATTGATCAATCTTACTGTAATAACCAAAAATAAGTTATGCACCATGTATTATATGAATGGAGTGAATTAGTGGAAATAGATAAACACGTAGAACAGTTAGATCTTGCCATTAATGCAATCGATCAACTCACTACATCATTACAACTCACTGATAACAATTCTCTACTGAATGCATCCCTAGTTTCTATTAGATTAGAACTACAATCACAGGTAGATGAAATCCTCTCCCAATTCCCTAATTACAAATGACAAAATCTACAATAGAGGACTTCCAGTTAGGTGAAACAATTACATACAGAAATACGACTGGATACATAACTTTCATTGATCAGCAATATATTACTTACTGCGTCAAAGAAACTAATCTACCTCCCAAAGTAGCACAACATTCTAAACGTCCCACAAATCAAGTCAATGTCCTCATCTACCGACAATACTGGCACCTCATTCAGTCAACAACTCCAGTACATCAAAATGACAACTAAAGAGATCACTTCTATCCTGTGGAATAACTGGAGAGATTATATCATCAAACAACGTATAAACAACCGTACAGACACTAATTAATAGTTTTCCACAGATATCCGCGTAATTGTGGAAAACCCTTTATAAACCTATTAGTGTTCTTTATCTCTCGTTAATGTCCTCTGCTGTTGTACTCTTAGCACGCATCCTATCAGATGTCAATGCCTGTCAGAATACGCAGATAATTATCAGAAACCCTCTTGACAATATCTGACTTATGCCCTATAATAACACTGTAAGGGTTCAGAAACACCCCTTGTATCTTTCCCACTTATGCAATACATTATCTACGACAACACAGATACACTTAGAGCATCCTTTGTAAGTGTCTACGACCTTGAGAAGTTCATCGATGGTATCAGAAACTCTCGGGGAGATAACTACCCAAACACTCCGAGAATGTCAACCTTTGATTACATCAAGTCTATCGGATGGTTCTGGGAGGTAGTTGACAAAAGTGCAGAGGTTAGTGTATAATAGTAGAAGCAATCGGAGGACCTGTGAGTAACACTTAGCGACAGTTGTTAAATGTTATAAATGGCAGTATATTGGCCCCCGTAAATATAAAAAAGGGCCATAACCTAACCTACAAAGGTTCCCCAGAGAGGGTTATATATTATTCACTAAACGATTTACAAGGACCACAAAAAAATTCTGAGATAAAAAAATGGATTCTAAGACCCGTGTAGAGAGACAAGACATCAGAGTATGGGCAATAGAGCAATTAATTGGGCATGAGTCATTTTTAGATCCTCGGATGTATGCCTGTGCTGACTATTATGCATCGTCGTATGCATCTCAAGTTGTAGAAGATCTATATACCTTATGGGTAGAGTGGAAAACGAAAAACCCCACAGATAACCCTCAGATCAGAAATCGCCTATAGAAGTATGTCCCAAAGATTCACAACAACCTTAGAGGAAGACGACTACGGAGATCTCATCCTCAATATACCATATGATGTATGTGAAGCAATGGGATGGGATATTGGTACAAGTCTAGACTATGAAATGACCGAGGATGGACTCGGATTTATACTACGGAAAACAGCAGATGAGTGAGAAGATTACAGATCAAGTTGAAGAGCAGGCAGAGGTTAATGTAGGGGAAACGTTACTCACAGTCAATGAGTGCCTGATTGCCATCCACAAGCGCCTAGAAGCACTCGAAAAGCATGTGAGTGAGTTACCTACTCCAGACAAGACTTATTACAAACCAGAGGGGTATGAGGACTATCTCAATCTAGCTGGTAATTTGAAAGAAATCTATCGGAGGATCGGAGAGTTAGAGAATGGGATGCAAAACTAGAGGGTACAACTTTGGACTATGTGCTGGGTTCAGTGGAATTAACCCTGAGCATTGTGCTCATTACACTCCGATTGGTGGTGTAACATTTGAGTATAAAGAATATCCTCAGAATGTAATTAGACAGGGGGACTACGAGATTCCTGATAGGGAAGATAATCGGGTAATGTATCCGTATAATCTGGAGTCAGTAACACCTGCAACGGGAGGAACCACAGGATCAGGTAGTGGTATATCTGCAGCGAACTGTGGGAAGTTATCAAAACCCGATCCTTGTGCTTCTGGATTCGGAGGGGCCGACGGCGCGGTCTCCACACTGATCACAGACTGGTTTCCTACTGAGTTATCATTTGATTTTAACTTCTCAGACACTTGGTTTTCTTATTTGTATGATACTTCAGTCAAGTCAGGTATTGTAGGGACACCTTGTTATTATATTGAGACAGAAACTAGCAGCAGCAGTTCAGGAGGGAGCGGCAGTCGTCAGATTTGTCATCCTTGTACCTTGTTTACATCTGCACCTGCAGAGACTCAGATAACATATACAGCAGAAGAGGACCTTACAGGCGATCCTGATTGCCCTCATCCAACGTTATTTGCTATTGATACAAACTCTGACAAGATAGTCTTTTCTTATGATCAGTTATCTACGACTCTTCCTAATGGTGCAACTGACTTTGCATTAAGTTATGATGGTGTTACCTATACAGATGCATGGGATCCAGATAATGAGAATCCTATTGAATATGAATCGAGTCAAAATCCTTGGCAGGCAGGTGATGAGGCAGCAAGTGAGTTTGAAATCTATGACTTCACTAGTGGTGCAACTAAATCCGACTTCATTGTAAAGGCACGAGTTGAACCTATCTTTGATGATACAGGTGCTGCCACTGTGTTTAGTGGTACTAAATGGATCATTACTGAGTTATTGAATCCTGGAACTGGTTATGCAGTTGGTGATGTATTCCAAATGACATTGTTGCATAGTCATCCTGATAACAGTCAGACGACTTTGACTATGAATATCAAGGTAACTGGTATTGGTCCTGTAGATAATGTGACGAGTACAACTGGTTTTGATGTGCTACGAGTCAATGATAAGATCAATGGACATACAATTACTCGTACATTCCATACAGATGATGAAAATTTCAAGTATCACGTTGTATATCTTGATGGGGACGGATTAGATTTTACCAAAGATACACAATACAGTTCAGATCGTAACCACGATATCACAGTAGTAGCGGGATATGGTATTAAAGATCGTGCATGTCTAGTAGGTCTGTATGAATTTCTAAACAAATCTATACAATTTCTAACTGCAGACGTTAATAAGAATGCAGCAAGCGCATTTAATAGTATATTTCAACCTATTGGGTTTGCTACAGTCACTAATGGAGCAGTTACAGGACTTTCCTTTGATGGGCAAGTCATGGGTTTAGATGTAACTAACATTAAAAGAAACCGAAGAAACTCATATAGTGACGCTGATAACGTTTCATTGACTGGTGGAGATGGATCTGGGTGTGTTGTTAACATCGTAACGGATGATAACGGGATGATTTCCGAAGTTATTATTGTAGATCCTGGTTCTGGTTATAACATTGGTAATGTATTAGAGATTCCTGGTAGTCAGAGACCGTCAGGAACTCCTAAAAATGCTCTTATTGATGTCATTCTTGCATCTAGACCTGGTTCTGGGTTTGAAAATCTTAAGGTAGAACCCATTTTAGAGATTAGTCCGTCTCCACTTGCACCAATAGATGATAATAATGATGCAAAAGTGGATGCAACCTTCGTAGGTGGTTCTGTAAGTTCTGTACTTATCACAAAAGGCGGTATAGGGTATGATCAACTAAACCCACCTACGGTGACTGTTAACAATATTAACGATCCTATTCAGATTACTGTTGAAAATGATGGGTTTAATCCAAATTTGGTGGATGACTATCAAGGTATCTTAAACAGTTTACCCGAAGGAAGACCCGAATCACCAAAAATTTCCGCCGATGATTTGCAAAGTATTGAAGATTCCTATAGTTTTGTTCCAGAATCGACGGATGTAGTCAATCAGAGTCCTAAATTTGAAGTAAAGATGGACCCTGAAAACGAAAGAGTCGAACAATTACCGCAACACAAGTATAGTTCTGATGCAACTACACCTCTAAAGACAATTATGAAGAATGATTGGGACACAACTTACCTAAAAGATGTTCCAATTGATGCAGAATACAAGCAAGTGTTCCCTGATGAGATAGCAAGATCGAATGAACAGATCTCTGATGACATTGATTCTATAACACAACAGCAAATTCCTGCATTTCAGGAACTTCCAGAGACTAAACTTGAGACCTGTGTAGGAAGTTTTACCAATTTACCTACCGCATCTCCGTTCACTAAATATATTATGCGTCAATATCGTCCTGATCCCGCAAAGGTCACGGAAATACAGGTTTCTTTGACTTGTACTCCTCAAGATATTGGTTGTGGTCACATTGTATGTGCTCCTCCAGCGCTATCGCCAGGATATTCTGAGACACTTGGTACGGGTACATTCACAACTGACCCTGAAACAGGTGAATCAACGGAAGATACGGAGACAACAACATACAGTTATGCAATGTCAGCATTACTTGGACCTGGAGCACAACCATGGACTGCTACTGGAAGTATGAAAATCTTCCATGACTTGACTAGAGATGCACAAACTGTTATACTTGCAACTGATGCATACGGAAATCCCTTCGCAACTTAAAATATGCCTGGATTGATGGCTGGAATATTCATGGGCACCTGTAGTGGTCATGGAACTGGTGTTGGAGCATCTCACCACCCTGGATTGGGTGGAGGTGTATTACCTAATTGCCCACACCCATCACTAAGCCCCACGGTCGTCGCCTCACCACTACCTGCAGTTAATGCAGTTGCTATTTGGCCACCAGTACCACAATTACCTTTGGGTGTCGCAAAAGCAGTTGCTGCTAAAGTCTTCATTAATAAGAAGGTTCCTATTGTAGATTTGGATATTTTAACTCCTCATCCAACACCTACTCAGTTTACTACAACATCTGTAGGTGAAAAATGCCTTGTAACTCTCAACACACCTGCTTGGTGGTGTACTGTTGGTATAACTGGCGGTAGAGAAGCACCCATTGGGCATGCGAGGAAAGCACTGGCAACTAGCAAGACTGTCTTTATTGGCAAAGTCAATGCAACACGCTTTGGAGATCCTCTAGGAGACGGGACACCAGCGTTCCCGTGTCTGTCTGTCATCACTGGTTCAAGTCCTAATGTTTTTATTGGAATTTAATTAATGGCAAAAGTTACAAAAACGTTTTCTGGCGACAATATGATCGAAAGTCGTCCTAAGAAGACCCGCCAAGGTCGTGGAGCACATACCAAATATGCTTCGACTAGTAGAAACAACGCTCGAAAGCGTTATCGTGGTCAAGGACGATAAATAAAAGGGATAGAACCCCTTAAAAAGTTCTATTTTATATTAAATGGAGGCACATGGGGTTAAATCACGTTCCCGATCACAATTCTGATATGATGAAACAGGATTTTGGCACGGTTGTATTAATTACAGACGTTAAATCCGATCAGTATCTCAATTTGTATAAGGGTAATCGACAAACACAAAAGACTGAGAATCTCAGAAAATGGCGTTAAAGAAAATTGGGGGTAAGGATCTAACCGTATCACGAAAATTCGTAGATTTGGCAATTAATTTCTCCAGAAATCCCTTTACAGATGATGTATCAGCAGTAAAGAATGAAGGTGCTATCAAACAGGCAATCAAAAACCTGATTTTGACGACACCTGGGGAAAAACCCTTTCAACCCATTTTCGGATCTAAAGTTAACGCCTTGTTATTTGAACCTTTAGATCCATTCACTGCAGATGCTCTTGAAGAAGAGATCATAAATACCATTAAACAACACGAACCTAGAGTACAACTTGAAAATGTTTTTGTGACTCCTGTTTATGAAGGTAATAAAATTAATATTACTATTGAATATAAAGTAGTCGGGTTACCCATTGTCGAAACAATAAACTTTGTTTTACAGAGACCTGAGTAATGCAACCAACCAATTTAACAGCATTAGATTTTGATGATATCAAATCATCAATCAAATCTTATTTAAGGACACGACCCGAATTTACGGATTATGACTTTAATGGATCAGCGCTGTCGTATTTAATTGACACCTTAGCGTATAATACATATTATTCTGCATTCAACGCTAATATGGCGATGAATGAAGCATTTTTACCCTCAGCAACGGTTAGGGATAATGTTGTTAATATTGCGAAGTTATTAAATTACCTTCCTAGGTCAATTACTACGTCTAAAGCATGTTTAGCGTTTGAATTGCAAACAGTACAGACAAATGGAGCATATCCATCTTCTGTAGTACTTAAAAAGGGCGCTGTATGTAGTGGTGGTGCTTATATTTGGAACGTTCTTGAAGATATAACTGTTAGTGTTAGTCCTACAACAGGAATTGCGATATTTGATGCCGTTACTGTTCGTGAGGGTGCTATTGTAACATTCTCATATGTTGTTAACACCTTTGCATCTCAAATTTATAAGGTTCCTTCCGAAGATGCTGATATTGAAACTCTTTCTGTAAAAGTGAGACCTAATGAATCTACTACAGAATTTGATCTTTACAATAGAGTCAGTACTATTACGACTTTAACTCCAACAACGCGAGCATATTTCCTCAATGAAGGTGAGGACATGCGTTATGAGATTAAGTTTGGTGATGATAGTGTTGGACGTGCTCTGAAAGATGGTGAGGTAGTAGAATTAGAATATTTGGTTACTTCTGGCACTGCAGCAAATGAAGTGTCTAGATTTAACTTTATTGGTAGAATGGTTGATAGTAATGGCGTTTCATATCAAGCAGCTCAGATTGAGATTACGGTAAAGGAGAAATCTCAACAGGGTCAACCTGCAGAAACCATAGAATCGATCAAATATAATGCTCCTAGATACTATTCCGCGCAATATAGAGCAGTCACAGCGCAAGATTACGCAATTATTACCAGAAATCTATATTCTAACGCTAGTTCTGTTGTTGCATATGGTGGAGATGCGTTAAATCCTCCTATTTACGGAAAAGTCTATGTTGTCATCAAAACAAAGACGGGATCTTTGCTAAATGACGCTACTAAGAAAGAAATTGCCTCAGATTTAAGAAAATATGCGATGGCATCTATCGATCCTGTGGTCATAGATCCTGATGATATGTACATTAATCTAAAACTGTTCGTTTCTTACGATACTGGTTGCGGATCTAACCCATCAGAAATTAAATCTGATATTAATCTTGCGGTTCAAGATTGGGGAAAACAGACAGCAATCAATAACTTTAACTCAACATTTAGAGCAACTGATTTTGAGAAAGCAGTAACACTTGCTAATAAATGCGTTAATGATGTTTCTCTTCAAACAACGATTCTAAAATATCTAAACCCAACTCCTAATCAAACTAATACTTACTGTATTTCTACTGGATCTGATTTATATAACAGTGCTCCTAGTCAGGACGGCGGTGATGGAACTACTTGTAAGAAAGAACCAATTCTTCTTTCTGGAACTTTCAGAACTGCGGAAAGACCTGGTGTTGATCAACAATTTGAAGATGATGGTTTTGGTAATCTGAGATCCTTCTACAATACTGGTACTAGAAAGATCTATACAAACGATACTGCTGGTACAGTTAACTATGATACGGGTCAAGTCTGTTTTGGTCCTGTTAATGTAATTGGTTCGGGCACTAATGTCCCTCCCGATAGTGCTATTACAATCACCGATGTTTCTACTGGATTAGGTGGAGTTACGGATATAACACAAATACCTACTGACATCCAAATCCCTGTTGTATTTGTTCCTGCAAACACTGCAACTATTCCTGGTTCTACTCCAGGAACGATCATTAATATTATTACTCCAACAATTACAGTTGTGCCGATTGGAACAAGACCAGTTCCTACAATCCCTCTAAATAGTTTGACGCCAACGGAATTCAATCAAACCCCTACCACGATTGATATTCCTGACATCGATACCAACGGAAATATCAGTAACACTAGTTGCTTCTAAATTAAGAGATGAATATTAATAAGGTTTCTCAGTCTATCGCCAGTCAGACTCCCGACTTTATCGGGTCTGAATATCCCCTGTTTAATAAATTCATAGAATATTATTACAGGTCCCAAGAAAAAACAGGTCTTGGTCAAAATATAGTCAATAACTTCCTACAATATCTGGATATTGACAAACTTGACATTGGTATCCTGGACGGTTCAACTAAAGTTGTAGAAGAGATTACAGCAACTAGTGACACCATTGTTGTTGAGTCTGTTGATCAATTTTTAGACGCTAACGGTTCGATACTGATTGGCGACGAAGTAATTTACTACGAGAGTACGACTACTTCTCCAAACATTGCTCTGACTCCTGGTATCTCTTATGAACAGGTAAAACTTAAGTGGACTCCTCTTGCTCAGATCATTGATTCTTTTGATGGCACTACTCGTTCCTTCCCTTTAACATCTCAGGCCAATCCAATTGGACCTCCTACTGCACAACACATTATTGTGAGTCTTTATGGTGATGTTTTAATCCCTAACACGGATTATACTATTAGTGGAACAAATATTGTCTTCACAAATCCACCTAGGAGTAGAATTGCATCTGATGACAATTCATCTACCTATATTACCTTCCTGAGTGGTTTTATTGAAAATACTATCGTTGGTATCGATAATATTTCAAATTCGTTTGGTGAGGGTAAAACCGAATTTAAACTGACTAGAAATGGTGTAAAATATGAACCTATTGTTGATGAATACCTAGTTGCTGTTTATGATAATGAACTCTTAGTTCCTAAGGTTGATTATTTTTTAGATGGTGATATTTTTATCTTTAATACTGCTCCTCTAAACGGACGATTCTTATCTCTGTATTCTATTGAGGCACCTATCCCCTCATTCGGTAGTGGTGCAGTTGGTTATGCCCGTATCGACAATCTGGGTCAGTTAACTTCTATTTCGATCAATGAAAATGGAAGTGGTTATAGATTTCAGTATCCACCTAAAGTTAATATTAGTTCTGTCAAGTCTGGTGCTGGTGCAAATGCCACTGCATTGGTAAATGGTATCAAATCTTCCACTTTACTGTCTGGCGGTAAAGGTTATAGCGATACTAACCCTCCAACCGTAGTTATTGAAAACCCTACTGTTGCTGGATCTAAACTTGCCGAACTGAAAGCTACTGTTACTGATGGTACTATCACTGCAGTTAATATTGTTGATTCTGGTAGTGGTTATACTTTTACTCCTAGAGTAACGTTTAGACAACCTGGTGGTGCTATTCTTGGCGCACCAACTATCAGTAGTGGTTCTATTTCAGGAACAGTCACCGTTATTGACGGTGGTCAAGGATATACTACTGCACCTACAATTTACGTTGATGAACCTCTGGGTGATAATCCAATTAGAGCAAATATCCAGGCAGTTCTTACTAATGGTGTAATTACTGGCACTAATGTATTGAATGCTGGTCAAGGTTATACCTCTGTTCCTAGAGTTGCTGTTATTGATCCTACTGGTGCTCAAGTCCTCCAGACTCAAGTTGATGGTGATGGACGTGTTATCGGCATTGAAATTCTCAGTGGTGGCAATGGATTTGATGATGTCCCCTCTGTGTATATTGTTGATAATAGACCTAATGGTGGTATTGGAGCAACTGCAACAGCATCTATCTTTAATGGTAGAATTACCGATATCAATGTCACTAATTTTGGTAGTGGGTATAGTGCTGCAACACCTCCCTCAGTAGTCATTCAAGCACCACCTCAGGCAGAAGCATCTGTTGAGATTGGTTTGAATGAAATTACTGGATTCTCTATTAACAAGTCTGGTAAAGAATATTCTAAAGCACAGTTTATTGGTTGTGCCAGAGCAGCAAGTGGTGTCACTTCATATACTGAAAGTGGTAATGCTGTGTTCTCTAATGACACAATGGCAATGCCTGCTGCTGCATCTGCAAACGTAAAGTGTCTTGATGCTTTATTTGTCAAGAGACTTTTAGACAAATACACCGAACAATTCCTTCCTGATGTTCCTGAACTGGATTATAAGAAGATTGACGTTCGTACTGCAATTAAATCAGTAAAAGATTTCTATTCTTCTAAGGGTACATCCTTTAGTGTTGCATATCTGTTCAAACTTCTCTACGGGGAACAGATTAGCATCTCATATCCTAAGGACCAAATTATCAAGCCTTCTTCGGCAACTTGGTCTATTGATACGATTCTTCGTGCAACTTTAGTAAGTGGCGATCCTACAAATATTAAAGATGGTCTGCTGACTCAAGAAGCAGATATTGCAGATCCTAACATTAGAGCAGCAAGTGCTCTGGTTGAAAATTATATCTCTATTAAAACTTCTGAAGTTGAGATCTTTGAACTTGTCTTATCTGAAGAGACCATTGTAGGTTCATTCACAGTTCCATATAAGACTAAGTTGGCAGAACCTCTTGGTATAGAAGATAATGTCATTACAGTTGACTCTACGATCGGTTGGCCAGAAAGAAACGGTGAATTTGTCATTGGTTCTAGCGAAGTAGTACAATATAAGGAAAAATCTCTTAACCAGTTTATCGAATGTACTCGCTCTGTTAACAATATTGTTGAAGATTGGGATTCTGCTACTCCTGTAGCATCTAATTTTACAGTATTCATTAATAGAGGAACGGCTCAGGAAGTAGTTCTGAATGTTGTTGGTATTGTTGATGCTCAGCAAACTACCCTTACTGATACTGGATCTTATTATCTTTCTGGTGATAAACTTACTGTATCTAAACTTGGTGGTACATCTACCAAACCAGAACTCAGAACTTGGTTGTACAACGTTAAGAAACTGATTGAAGTCAGTTCTGTAACTTTTGGTGGTATTAATAATCGGTTTGCAACAATTACCTGCTCTAATGCACATGGTCTTTTAGTTGGTGATCAGGTTACCGTTTATGGTGCAAACCCAATCATTTACAACGGATCATTCTTCGTTACTTCTAGGGACAGTGAAACTATATTCCAGTATCAACTTCCTCAACCCGCTACTGTTATTCCTCAGGGCAATATCTTAGTATCAGTTGACTTGAACAAAGGTAAGTCTGATAATATTGCGGTTCTTAATTCTATTGGACCTTACACAACTAACGTACAAAACTCGTTCTTTAACGACGACTCCGTTTATGTTGCATCTACTGGTATTCCCAACTATGCAATTGGTCCCTTCCCTGGATCTGCACTATTACCTGGTAACCAGCGTAAGTTAAACAGATTCCCACTGAATCCTCTAACAATTTCTACCAAAAGTAGTATTTCTCCTGGACCTGTTGGTACATGGGTTAATGGCGTATCTATTTGGTCTTATAAGTCGGATATTGCAAAAACCTTTGGTCCTGTAACATCTATTGGTATTACTGATGCAGGTTCTGACTATGACGCTGCGTCCCCTCCAACCATTACCATTTCTGGTGGTGGCGGTACTGGAGCAACTGCTAGTGTTGTAGTTGATGGGTCTATCACGTCGATCACAGTCGATGCATCTGGATCTAACTATACTTCATCCCCACTAGTCTCTATCGTCGGTGGAGGCGGTTCTGGTGCCGCTGCAACGGCAATTATCACTAAGGGTGTTGTTTCTAGAATTCTTATGAATTCTGGTGGTACAGGATATACCTCACAACCATCAATCACTATTGTTGGTGGTGGTGGTACTGGAGCAACTGCGACAGCATCTGTTCGTGGTCCTATCAAATCTATTGGAGTTGATGAGGGTGGTGCATCTTATACCTCTCAACCCGATGTCTCTTTGAGTTCTGGTTCTGGTGCTGTTGCTCAAGCAATTGTTAGTAACGGAAGAATCATTTCTATTGCTATCATCTCTGCAGGTAGTGGATATACTACTGCTCCTGAGGTCACTATTCAAGGTGATGGTTTTGGTGCTCTTGCGCGTGCAACCATTGATACTGATGGTGAAAATGCTGGTAGAGTAACTGCTATTGAAATCCTTAACAGAGGTATTAACTATGTTCAGGGTACAACTATTATTAACCTGACATCTGTCGGTAATAATGCAACCTTTAGTTCCAATGTATTCCAATGGACATACAACTTAGAACAAACTACTACATTTGATGCTGCAAAAGGTGCGGTCTTTGCTGGATTTAATAACCAGTATGGTGGTGAGTATGCACACCTTGCTAATCCTCAGAAACTAAGATATATCCTGGGTGATAACCTGTTTGTCAATACTAACGGCGAAACCCTTGAGCAAGAAGATCAGTTAACACACTCTCCTATTATTGGTTGGGCATTTGATGGTAATCCCATCTATGGTCCTTATGGATATACCGATCCTACGGATCAGGCATCAGCAATCAGCAGACTTGATACTTCATATCGTCTTAAGACAAATCTTGTTTATAATGAAACTACAAATCCATATCCTGTTAGAACTGCTGGTCCTCTCTTAACAGAAGAGACTGCAGGTAAGTTTATTGAAGACTATGAGTATGTCTTTGGTTTAGGTGATCTAGATCAATACAATGGTCGCTTCTGTAAGACCCCTAATTTCCCAGAAGGTGTATATTGCTATTTTGTTACTATTGACACTACCGAGAATGGTAATGCACTATTCCCTTATGTTACTGGTCCAGATTTCAACTCAGTTGTTGATTCTTGGAATCTTAATAAGGATGCTGTACAACAGAATATTCCTACAGGTGTTGTCCGCTACAGAGATCCTTATGAGAACGTTGATATTGACGTTGAGAGGGCACCGAATGCCTCTACAAACGCTCTAACCACCGAGGGTGGTGAAATCCTACTCTTTGATATAGAAGACGAGAATAGAGACGGTATTATTGATGCTGCAGAAACTGCAGATCCCGATCAATTATTTGAAGAGTCTCCTTTACAACTCTTTGATTATTTCCCTTCAGTAAGATTCGATTCTAAAGTTGATATTGAAGTTGAAACGATTACTAAGTTTGAAGATGCAGCAGTAACAGGATTCACTGTTGAAAATCCTGGTAAGAGTTATCAAGTTAATGATATCTTAACCTTTGATAATAGTGGTACTGAGGGTATTGGCGTATCTGCTCGTGTTTCTAGGATTACTGGTGAGACTATCCAATCTTATGGATTTGAGACTGTAAATGATAAGAATTACGGTGTTGTTCAAACCACCGTCCCCCATAACATTACTGCAGGAGATACTGTTTTCGTTGATTATAGTCCTGTCATGGACAACACGAACAAGCAGTTTATTGTCCGTCAGTTAAAAGGTATTGAAGAACTTGTAATTGAGCAAAGTGGATCTGGATATGATGATCAGATTCCTCCTACAATTATTATTGATGGCGATGGCGAATCTGCATCATTAGAGGCAGTAGTTACAACTGTTGGATCTATTGACAATGTTAACATTATCAATTCTGGTTCTGGATATACTAAGAACCCTAGAGTTATTCTGAGTCATCCTCAAGTATTCAAGAAAGCGGATTATTACGTTTCTACTATTGCAAATCAAAATTATGTCAAAGTTAATGATGCAATCGTAAATGGTGATAAAGAACTTTTTGTTTGTGGTAAAACCTTAGATAATAACAGTAACGAAGTAGCATTTATTGCTAAATTCTCTGCTCTTGGAGTAAAAGAGTGGGAGAACTCTTTAGAGAGTCAAACAGGTCAAACTTATACCGAATTCCTCAAATTAGACGTTAGTGGCAATAATATTTGGGTAGTTGGTGAAAACAAACCAAATGCAACCATTCTTGCTGCATATAACCCAGATATCATTCTTGCAAAATACACTCAGGCTGATGATGGTCTTAGTGCTACGTTGAATTTCCAAAAGGGTTATGCTGGTATCTCTGGTTCTACTCGTGCAGATAAAGTAACAGCAATTAAGAGATATTCTGATACTCGTTATATCATTGGTGGTTATACAAATACCAACTCAGCAAATCCATATGATGCATTCATCGCATCTATTGATTCAACTGGTAATTTTGCTGCAAAGAGAAAAATTTCGACTTCTTCTAAGTCGGAAAAACTTCTTGATCTGATTGTTCTTGATGATGCAGTTTATTTCGTCTTAGAAACTGCTGATAGTGATAGTGCTACTGATATCAAACTATCTTTCGGTAAGGCACAGATCGGAACTAGTGCAATTACGATTGATTGGATCAAGGAAATCAATAACTCCTTGTATTCCTTCCTGAATGTAAGTTTAGTCTCTGATGAATTTAATGAGTGTTATATTAATGCAACACTAAGACTCAAGTCGGACAATACTACTAAAGATAGTTTCTGGGTTGGTAAATTTGATACCACTGGAGAGGTTCTTTGGAATTACAGATATGTTGCTCCTGCAGGTGAGTCTGTTGAAGTTGCACAGAAGGGTGTTATCGACATCTTTGGTGATTTGAACGTAGCATTCACTAGAACTAATAACACTACCTTATATAAAACTGTAGATACTGTTAAAATTGGTTATGATGGTAAAATAAAGTCTCATACTAATAATGAATTCAATAAGAATAATATTGAAGGTATTTCAGTACATGCTTTAACTGTTGATAACTCTGGTGATGTTTATGCCTTAGGTCAAACCTCTTGGAACAGAAATGAGTTCATCCTTGAGTTTACTTCAGGTGCAACTACCGATACTTGCGACCATTACACTCCAACATACACAGGAACTGCTGGTGCAATTCAATATCTTGCTAATGCAGCATATCTACCTGGATATCAAACTGCATCACCATCTTCTTGGGAAAATGCAAATATCACAATTCCTGCAGCACAGTTAGGAACTAAACTTAATGATGATTGGACCTGTGAATTCATGGTCTATAAGAATGGATCTGAATATAACGACTTTAGTCAAACTCAGGTCACTTTGATGGCAATTGGTGATGCTACCGTCTCTACTGGTGGTCTGTGGTTGTATTATGATCTTTCTAGTGGCAAACTTGAATTAGTTGTTACTAACAACACCACTTCTATCAACTCTGCAGGTAGTGCATTACAATCTGTATCAACAACGATGTATGCAGATAATAACTGGCAGTTTGTTGGATTAACAAAAAGTGGCAATACCTTCACTGGTTATGTAAATGGTATTCAGGTATTCACTGGAACTATCGCAGACACTAGTCTCGGTAATAAGGATATGTTCTTTGGTAATATTCCTGGCAGAAACACTACATTGGGTGATTTCCGTTCTAATGAACAGTTCCAGGGATATTTCGATAATATTAGACTTAGAAACAGATTAGTTACTCCTACAGTTCCTTCTGAGGTTTCTGCTCTACCTACTTCAGGTGGATATGGTCTTGCTTTCAGTTGGGTTGATACTGCTTGGTTCACAACTAATATGAATCGTTATGATTACATCGATTATATTGGTTGGGCTCTTAAGACTGATAAGAACTCGGATTCTGCAAGAATTGGCGATCAGGGTGTTAAGACTAATACTGGAGTTGGTTTTGCTAGAACTACAGTTACCCCAGTCACTGGATCCACTCTCACTGTAACTAATGTTGGACTTGCTCTGGGTGATGCTGGATTGCAAACTCTAGATTTTGATGATGCAACTATCACTCTTGCTCAGGATACAGAAGCATTAACTTATGCTGTAGATGACTGGAGTTCTAGAACATCCACAGTACCTTCACCTGGATCTCAAAAACTGAAAGTTACTGCGGTTGTCAGAAACAGATACTATATTAAGGTTACTAACACTGTCAAAATTGATAATGTTCAGGAACTTACTATCAATCAACCGTTTGCTTTTACTGTTGGTTCAAAACTTCGTTTGAATAGTGATTCAGGATCCTTTATCAACAGTGGTTATATCTTAAGAATTGACAGAACTAATAATAAAGTGTATGTTGCTGTTAATAATAATGCCTGGTCAGATGATCTGAACACTGGTAATCTGCTTACTGAACAGTTTGCAGAGCAAAGCACTTATGGTATTACTGGTCCTGTTCCTCAGGATGTGAATATTATTACTGATTATATCTTTGAGAAAATCGATAATACCACACCTGGTACGTTTGATATTGATCTAGACAAGTATAATTTAGATAATACCTATAACGCAGGCGGTGGTCAGAATCTGGACTCCTTTGCTAAGTTCAAACCTTTCAATACTGATTTTTACGGTGTTAAGATTGAAGAGGTTTCTGGATCATCAACCTTTATTGTTGGATCTGTTGTTAATATCTCAGCTTCTGATATATCATTCAATGCAGCATATACTACTGCTCAGATTACAAATCTTACAGGTGTTCTAAAAATCACCCTAGTTGCTACTCTAGACAAGACTTTGCAATGCACTGCAGTTGCTAATACTGATGAAGTTTATGTAATTACTAACGATAAGCATTATCTGTCAGTTGGTGAGAACATTAGTGTAGATGGTAATCCATCTCAAGAATCAGGTGGTGTCACATATGACGAATATGACGGTTCATTCATTGTTGATAGTGTAGTAAGTTCTAAAGAGTTTACTTATAAACTATCTGCTGCAGCAATCACTGCACCTGCAGTATCAGCAGGTTCCGTTAGTGTATTTGGTAAGTCTCCCGTCTTGAAGATGTACTATGGTCACCAGTATCTGTTTGACCTCAGTCACTCTTCTATGGCTGGTGCTAACCTGTCGTTCTCCAAAGATAATCTGTTTAAACTGGAGTATTCTTTCAACTCTATCGAAAGAATTGGAACACCTGGTTTGACTGGAGAAGGACAACCTACTCCTACTGTAAAATTAAAAGTTGGAAGAGGTACGGTAACTAATATCTCTTACTACTTCGATCCTTCTAGAACTGGTAGTGAATCTCCTATTGCAGATGGTAGTTATCTTGATATTGTTGATTCCCCTTATTTGGGAACCTTTACTATCACAGATACTTCTGGTGGTACAATCACTACTGGCGATACCATTTATAAATTCTTACTTCCTGATGAACCTGAAGGTGTTGCAACAGTTTCTCAATCATCTTATAGCACCAGTTCGACAAAAGCAGTTGGACCTATTTCAGATATTAGAATCGTCAATGCTGGCGGTTTCTACTCCAGACTTCCTATTGTAACGGGCATTCAATCTTCTCGTAAAATTGAAAGAGTTGCTATCAACGAACCTGGTACTGAATACACTGTTGGTACTTACAATGCTGTTCCTATCGGTGGAGATGGTGAAGGTGGTTTAGTCTCTATTACTGTCGCAGATGGAACAGATGACGAGGGTGTTTCAATTCCTGGTCAGGTACAAGAAGTTGTCGTTACTTCTCCTGGTAAAGGATATACAACAGCAACAATTGATCTTGAAGCAATTGAGGGCATTCTTGGTGCTGGATTGACTGGATCTGGTGCTGAATTGGAAGTTGTTATTCCACCTTTCGGCATAGGTGCTTCTATCTTCACCAAAGGCGATAAAGTTGGTAAGATTAAGAAACTTAAGAACAACAACTTTGGTTATGATTATCCTCATGACTATACACTCCGTCCTGAGATCACATTCCCGATCAACGCACAATTAACATCTACTAGTATTCTTGACAGTATTACTGTTACTAATCCTGGTTCTGGTTATTCACAAGCACCTGCTGTTGTTATCACAGGTGGTGGTGGTACTGGCGCTATTGCTGAAGCATCAATTAGAAACGGTCGTATTGATCAGATCTTAGTGAAAGATCCTGGTGCAGGATATTCTTCTGAACCAACTGTTTCTTTGAAGTCTTCTTTCAACTATGTTGTTAACCTTGACTTGGGTCTTCTACAGTTTGCTTTCCCTCACGGAATTGTAAATGGATCGGAAGTTACTCTTAGTGTAACTGATACTGGAGATGGTGCTGATTTCCCTCTGGCAGCAGGTGCTTTGGGTAGATTGAATTCTACTACAACTTATTTTGCAATCACAGGTTCTGCAAACTCTCTAGAAGATGATCAGTTAAAACTTGCAATTACTGCTGCTAACGCAGAACTTGGTGATTCAATCAGTTATGCTAACACTGGTGTTGGCAGACAATCATTACTAACCGAATCTTTTGGTGCTGCTGCATCTGCAAACGTTATCACTTCTACTTTCCTTGAAGGTGAGTTGGTTTATCAAGGTGATACACTTGAGACTGCAACTGCGACTGGTTATGTCTCTACTAACAGTGGTTGGCAGGTTGGTCCTAGAGTTCTTAAGATTGTTGATTACACTGGTGATTTCGCAAGCAATCAAAGAGTAACTGGTGTAATTTCTAAATCTTCTGGTATCATCAGCGATCTTAAGATTGCAAAGGGTGTTCTAGAGATTGGTTCTATCACTAAGACCACAGGTCAGTTTATTGATGACGTTGGTAAGCCTTCGGAAATCATTCAGAAGATCCAAGACTCTTACTATTATCAGGACTTCTCTTACGCTGTTAAGTCTTCTGTTTCTATCGATGACTGGAAGGACATCTTAATCAAGAACGTTCATCCTGCTTCGTTCAAAGTATTTGGTGAGTTGAATCTGAATGAGTATGGTTCAATTCCCAACAAGATCACTGACTTCCAGTTAACTAAGTCTGTTGAACTTGCAAGAGAGTCCATTGTTCCTAACATTCAAAGTTTCTCTCTGGTTGAACCTGTATATTCTGAGTTTAACAATACTGAGGTTCTTTTCCGTCAGAAGAGACTAACTTCCTCTGAGAATATTTTGACCTCTGTTGTACAGCGTATTGATAATATCTCAAACTTGTTTGATGGCGAAAGAATTTCGTTCCCTCTGACGGTTTCTGGTAACAACGTTGTTGCTAACTCCAATCAGTTGATGATCGTCTTGAATGGTGTTGCTCAAACTCCTAACACATCATTTGAGGTTCAAGGTGATTCGATTGTATTCAGCGAACCCCCTTCACCTCCTGCAAGTGTCAAGTATGTCAATGTAACTATTGATCAAATTAATAATGTTAGTTTTGCATTCACTAATCAAAGTGGTATCTTCCCTTATGTGGGTGACACTCTGATTGGGGTATCTTCTACAGCAAGATTAACTGTAACTAAAGTCCTTGGTGATGTCATTCAAGGTTATGTAACTGAAGGAACGTTTATTATTGGAGAACTTTGCACAGTTGGTGCAACTGGATTCTCTGCTAACTTGGCAACTAATACTGCAATCACTAACATTGGATTGTTCGCTTTTGGTGAGACGGTTACTAATCTCCAAGGTGATACTGCTAAAGTTGAGCAAATCAACCTGCAAAGCGGTCAAGAAACACCTCTTGCTAAATTACGTTATACCATTGGTGCAGCAACTGCTAGTGTCGAAGTTGTAGCAATTGCTGATGTAGATGCACCTGTCCCTGCAGGCACATTTACCCAAGGTCAAAAGTATCAGTTCGGATCTGAAATCTTTACTGTTAATACTATCACTGATGGATCAGATTCCACAACTCTGGGTCTGACTAGAGGCGAGGATGGTACTCAAGCAGTAGCACAACAGGAAGACATTCCTATCTACGGAACTCAAATTTCTGTCACTGATGCTCTTACTCTGAGTAAGACTGCTGGTACATACAAATCAACACCTGGTCTATACGATATCGAACTCAATGATGTCATTATTGGGGCATCTTCAGGTGTTGTTGCTCGAATTACCTCTACATCAGCATATCAAGATCCCGTAACTCAAGAGTTCATTGGACAGGTTAATATCTCTGAGGGTTCTTCCTTCTTCGGTCTTCTGTTCAACAGAATTACATCTCAGACTTATCCAAATATTGTCTTGGATGATATTTCCAAATCAACTGTAAGTATTGTTGATTTCACTGATAATGCTACTGCATTCGATATTCGCTTCCCATCAAATGAACTGATTAACAACTTTGTCATTCCTTATGACACTGCATCAGGTGCTTTACAGCAAGACGAATATATTCGCAACTACAAATTAGAGTATGGTAGTTCTAGTGCTGACTTCTTTGCAAATGAAGGTGGTAAGACTAGAAAGTTAACTTTCACTGATAGTGTAGGTAGTGGATTCTTTAACGCTGGTCAAGTAATCAGAACCGCTGATACAAAGGCAGAGGTTATTGGTTATAATCAGGCAAGAAGAACTCTTTATCTTGGTAAGATTGGTAGAACTCAATCTACAGGTCAAGACTATCATTCAGCAACCTTTACTGCTGGAGCTTCTCTCAATACTTACAATGAGAGATATGGAACGGCATGTTTATCACTTTCTCGTGGTACTGCTCCTCATACTTTTGTTAGTGGTGTTACTAATGCAATCACTGCATCTGTTGGTGCAAGTGGGACATTCACTGCTGCAACAGGAACAACTTATGAACCTCTTTCTGGACTCTTAGTCCTTGAGATTGGAACTCACTCCTTGACCACCAGCAATAAAGTAACTATTGCCGATAATGGTGTCGTATTCACTTGTGCTTCAGATAATAACACCAATAACTATGCATATCCTCGTTCTGGTGATCCTGCATCTGGTCAAGCACTTACAATCACAGGAACCACTTCAACCACAATTACGGTTAACGTTGGAGCAGTTCCTGTTGATGAGTATATTAGTTATGCCACCTCTACCGAATTTGGTTTTGGAACAGGTGCATTTACGGTCGAACTTTGGGTTAATCCTATTTCTGTTTCTGCAGGAAGCAAGTCACTCTTTGACTTTAGAACAGCAGCAACCGAACTGTCACCCTATCTGTATCTTGATGGTGCAAACCTAAAATACTACAATAATGGTAGTGTTACAATCACTGGTACAACAAACTTAGTTGCTGGAACTTGGTATCATGTTGCCATCAGCAGAAGCGGTAGTACAACTAAAATGTTCCTCAATGGAACACAAGAGGGTGGTGATTACAGTGACGCTAGTGATTATGGATCCACAAAACCAATTAGAATTGGTGCTGCTTATGACGCCACTGCAGTATTGCCTGGTTATGTCGATGAGTTCCGTGTTTCCAATAATGCTCGTTACACTGGTACATTCACTGCACCTGCAGGTATCTTCCAAGGTGATGCTAATACAAAACTACTTCTCCATATGGATGGTGAAGATGGTCAAACTTATGTTGATGATTGGTCTGGCACCGAAGGATTTACTAAGGGTGAAGACTTCAATAACGGTGCAATTCTTGCAACATCTAGACTTACAGGAGCACCTGCTGGATTCGCTGGTAGGTCTCAAAGATACTATGATGCTGCGAACCTGATTGAACTCAACAAAGATTATATTGCTAAGGAAACAGTCTATCTATTGACTCAGCAATATCCATCATTGACAATTCCTGGTGGTAATGTCAATTGTGAAGATGATATTCGCGATATCTTATCTGCGATTATCGAAGATCTTCGCAATGGTTCTAATAGTCATCTATGGGATGCTGCAGCATTGTATGTCGATAGAACAACTGTTCCTATCACTATCAGTCATGTTGATACTGAGATTACTGAAACCTTATGGGCATATGAAAAAGTTGATGATATTCTCCAGTACATCATTAATAATACTCTTTGGACAACTGCTGGTTCTCATGGATTGACGCAGAGAACTGATACTACAATTACAGATTCTTCTACGTCATCTCTGACTAAATTTACACCTGTTGCACCAACAACATATGCTGAGGATACAGGTCTGCTGACTCTATCCATTGGATCTCATTCACTAACAACAGCATCAAGAGTTTCTCTAGCAAGAGAATCAATTATATTCACTTGTGCTGATGATGGTAATGATCGTCAAATCGCTTATCCTGATCCTGGTAATGCAACTGCATATGATCAAGTTCTAGCAGTAGAAGCAGTCACTGCAACAACAATCACTGTTAATGTTGGAGCATCTCCTGCTGGTCAGCAATATGCACACACATTCGTAAGTGCTGCAGCAAATGCAGTCACTGAACTGGATTACACGACAGGAGATTGTGCAGATGTTTATAGCACAATCGGTAACCTGATTGACATCCTTACTGATACGCTCACCAATGCAAATCTGAGTTCTCCTGTCGATCATTTAGCAAGTGTAACTAAGGTTGCTCCAGTATTTGAATTCCAGGGTGGTACAGTTAATGCATACCTAGAAACCGACTTTACAGTTAACTATCAAGACACTGTAAATGATCTGATTTATACCAATCAAATTGATGGTGACGGTCAGTATAGATTTAGAGATGCCGCTGGATTGATTCGTGCTAACCGCACACCTATCGTAGATAAAGCAGCAGCAGATATGATCACAAGATATCCTGATCTCGCTCAGGATATGCCTAGAAACCAAAGTGGTGGTAGTACTGATGGTACTATTCGTTGTAAAACTGACCTAGGACAAATTCTAGACGCAGTTGCTAATGATATTGAAAATGGTGGTAATAGAAATACCGTCACTGCTGGTAACTTCTATGTCGGTGCTAGTGGAGAACTACAGCACATCAGACTACAAGCATTCCAGTCAATCTATGCACATGATCGCTTAGGTTACTATGCTAAGCAAGCAATTACTGGTGATCTGGATGAAACTAACACTGAATCTATCATTGTTGGTGATTGGGGTATTACAAATGATGGTGGTAATTGTGCTAACGTGCAATCCGCTATCGATACTCTGATTACAACAATCAATGATATTGTCGCTCCTACAGATGAAGATTTCAATATTGCTGCTGATAGAATCTATTTCAACAGAAATTACATTGCTGAAGAAATTACTTCACTCACCACTCAAGAATTTACTTATGATCTGAATGGTGTGAATTACAGCGCACTGACGTTCCCTGGTTCTAATGGTGCTGTAACTTGCCAAAGAGATCTTAAACTGATTCTCTTAAGCATAATCTCCGATCTTCAAACGGGTGGTACTAATAGCACTATTCAAGCAATTGAATTGTATCTGAATGCAAACCTCACTATCAATCATATTGAGAATGAGTTACTTGCTACCATTTACTCTATTGAATTACTCAAGACATTTGCTGAGAGAGCAGTACAGAATCTTCTGTATGATCAATTTGCTGCTGTAACTGGTAATCAGTATGCGGCACAATTCACATCACAGACCGCATACCGTGATGCTCTGTCACCCACAGCAATTAATAATGTTATCTACAGAATCAGAGATCTAGTTGATACCTCTGTTTCTATCCTTGCCCCTGGTAAAGATGAAGCAAGAAGTGCTGCTAAGAATCTTCTGTATAACAAGAATTACTATAAGGAAGAGATTTCTACACAGGCAATCGCACAGTTTGGTAGTGGATCATGGTCTTATGACACCTTCGTTGAAGGTCTTGTTGATGACATCGTACATGATTTGATCACTACTGATGTTGATACCAGTGTAACTGCATATACGATTACTCTCAGCGCTTCTACTGGTGCTTTCGTGGTCGGTGAAACTGTTACATCTAGCGGTGGTGGAACTGCAACTGTTCTTGACTGGGATACTGATACCGATACTTTATATGTCGGTGCATTTACTGGCACTGCATGGGCAGCAGCAGATACTCTGACTGCTCCTTCTACTGCAACAGGAACTATCGCTACTAGTGGCGTAAGTTCTGTGTATGATTGGTATTCTTCTCCAGCAAACGTTAAGATTCTTGCTAAGGCAAGAACACTTACATCTAATATCTCAGGTCAAGTTTCTGGTACTAACCTCTTCACTAATCCTGAGGCATTTGCTGCTAACTGGCAGTTGAATGATCTTAGTGGTGTGGATTCACTCACGATTACTAATGATAGTATTGCTTCTCCTGACGCTACAGTTACTGCAGAGAAATTCTTCGCAGCAAACGCTAGTAGCGGTGTTCATGATACGTTCAGAGATTATAGTCTGACTGCATTTGAAACGTTCGACTCAGGTGCAGTTAAATTTGACACTGATGGTGAAACTTTCGACACGGGTGCGGTTGGAATTGATGCTACTCAGACAT